GGATAAGAGCGATCTTATTCTTCATCCTCAGACGAATCGTCTGGAATGGGTTCATCAGCTAATCGCTGACGATAAACCTGCCATGCAGACATGACAGTTTGATCAATGCCAAAACGGCGTTGACTAATATCGCCGAATGTAACCGGCGAAATACCTTCCAGGGCTAGGATATCAACCAAGCCAGAAAGGGATCTCTCTAGGGTACCTAGAGAATTTGACCGCGTATGTCCCGACATTGTCGAGAGTAACGCAGAATTACGAGCCCTGAATTCTTCAGGACTTATCAATTCAGTGAAGGAGGGATCTCCCCGCTGAGCTTTATCTCCAGGAAATCGGAGATCATCGCGAACATTCTCATAATATACGCGATAAGGTTTGATCCGTTGGACCAAACGATACATCTCGGCGTAAGTACGTCGAGACAATCGAGGTATTTTCTTCGACAAATCTCGATACTTACGGTTCCTTTGCAGGATACCGTGAAGTAAAGAGAGGAGTCGAGGACGCCTCGATGGATACCCGTCCATTACATAACGGGCAGAATAGTACGAATACATCATTCGTACAAATGGAGCGTCGTCCGTATAGACGACGTTATCGGCCCCTTCGACACCGAAAGGGTATTTGATTTCCTCAGTCACAGACTGAGCAATCTTGTATTCCAAAGAATCCTTTGGATACGCTGCGGAGATTATTCTCCACAAATCATTCATTGGATGATTATGAATCCAATGTGCTATCCTTTGGTATTTCCAAGCAGGATAGGAATCAGGGTTACGTGGAAGTAACCCTAAACCACCAAATAAGGTAGGAACGAAAGGATCAATATGAAACTTTCGAGCAAGGCCCATAATATGAGCCAAGTGTTTACTTTGCAATTTGCAAAGTATGTCACGAGGAATTTCTTCCTCAGCTAAAGCGTGATAGCGTGATGCTATCGCGAGATCGAAAGGCATAATAGGCTCTTTCGAATTATATGGAGTATTATGCTCCACAAATATCCTCAAGGGGAAATAACCCTTGAGTTCGCGAATCGTGCCATCGTCATGTAAGGCGTATGGCCGCTCGCAATATACACCTCTGGTGTATCCGACAAATGATCCCTCATTTGTTTGTTTTACTTCTAAACCGAAGTAATGGGCGAAACGCTTATATTTTCGCCAAGTTCGTGACGTCCACCAACCTAAGAGATCGTCGCCTTTTA